GTCCTAGGTGGCCCGTGGTCGCCTCCGAAAGTGGCGCAGCCTGACCCGCCTGCGGTGCAGCTACTCGACGCCATGCAGGGCGCCGGGCTGACACCGCCGCGTGAGATTGCGCTGGATGGCAAGATGCACAGGTTCAATTCTGGCACGAAGGGTAGCCCCGGTGCCGGCGATAAATCTGGCTGGTATGTTGCATACTCTGACGGCATCCCCGCCGGGCGCTTTGGCTGCTGGCGCGCTGGCGTCGAATCAACGTGGCGCGCCGATGTCGGTCGCAGCCTGACCCCAGCCGAGGAAATGGCGCACGCCCGCCGCATGAACGAGGCCAAGGCCGCGCGCGATGCCGAGACGGCCCGCACCCGCGAAACCGCCGCCAACACCGTCGAGACTATCTGGACAAATTGCATGGGGGCAGACCCTGCGCATCCCTATCTGGCGCGCAAGGGCATAGGCATCAACGGCTCCCGCGTCACTGGCGACGGTCGGCTGGTGGTGCCGCTCTACACGCCGGACGGCCATCTGGCATCCCTCCAGTATATCGATGTCGATGGCGGCAAACTCTATCACAGCGGTGGCCAGACCGGCGGCTGCTACTGGATGGTTGGGACACTGGATGAGCCAGGTGCGGTCTACATTGCCGAAGGTTTCGCCACCGCCGCCACCATCCACGAAGTCACCGGGCGACCTTGCGTCGTGGCTTATTCGGCTTCGAACTTGGTGCCCGTGACTGGGTCAATCCGCGAACTGGTTGGGATCACAACGCCAATCACCATCGTGGCTGACAACGACACATCTGGCACCGGCCAGAAATACGCCGATCAGGCATCAGCCAAACATGGAGCGCGGGTCGTCATGCCACCAACACCCGGCGATGCGAACGACTATCTGGCGGCGGGGCATGACCTGAAGGTGCTGCTCAACCCGCCACCCGTGACCGACTGGCTTACCCCCGCCGATGACTTCTGCCTCGAACCCGCGCCGATCCGCTGGCTGATCAAGCACTGGCTACAGGAGGCCGCGCTTATCATGGTGCATGGCCCGTCAGGTGGCGGCAAGACCTTCGCCGTGCTGGACTGGAGCCTCCACATCGCGTCGGGTCTCACTGAATGGCAGGGCCACCGCGTCAAGCCTGGCCCGGTGGTCTATCTGGCCGGCGAGGGCCACCATGGGTTGCGGTCTCGCGTTGCAGCGTGGAAGCAGCACCACGGCGCGGGCAAGTTGGATATGTGGATCTCCAAGACCGGCACCGATCTGAACACGCCAGAGGGATATACTCGGGTGGTCGATGCCATCCGTGCGTTGCCGCATCCGCCCAGCCTCATAAACGTCGACACCCTGCACAGGTTCCTTGCTGGCGATGAGAATAGCTCAGTTGATGCCAAAACGATGATCGACGCCTGCGCCAGCCTGATGCGGGAGTTCTCCTGCTCGGTCTTGCTCGTCCACCATACCGGCGTCGCTGACGAGGCCCAGCACCGGGCGCGGGGATCATCAGCCTGGAAGGGCGCGCTTGAGATCGAGATCAGCGTCGTCCCAGCCAAGGGCGACACGCCAATCCAGATCGTGCAGCGCAAGTCCAAAGACGCCGAAGAAGCCCAGCCGATCTACGCAAACCTCCAATCTGTCGCCATCAATGGATGGCTTGATGAGGACGGAGAGCCGGTCACCAGCGCGGTTCTTGTAACCGCAGACGCACCGCCAGAGCGGAAGAAAGAATCCAAATTGGATACATGGCGGAAGATGTTTGAGAGCGCGTGGTACGATTCCGGTGCCGAAATCGCCAATGGGCAGCCATTTGTGTCACGCTCGGCGCTGCTCGATTACCTGAAAACTACGTTGGATTTGAGCGAAGCATACGCCCAGCAGTACCTCAAACCGAGCGTCACAGACAAGCTGATCGGGGCGCTGATCGTGGCCGAAATGGTGGAGCGAAATGGGGCCGGATTTGCCGTAATTTGCCAAAATATGGCGAGCAGGATGCTCTTGGCCAAGAATGGCCAAAAAGCCTAGCGTATCTACGCGTACTTTTCAAAAAGATACGGCAGAAGTCATTGAAATACAAAGGAAAGTGGTTGTGGCGTATCTATCTTCGTATCTTGACCGGGGCAGGGCGAGTCAGCGTACCGTATCGTACTCCCCCCTTTAGGGGGGATACGAAAAGTACGCTACGAGCGGCGGGTTTCGAGACGGGTTGGGTTGGGGTCTGAAATGGGTTCAAAATGGGGTCTGAAATGGGGTGGTTTGGGTATGGAAATTGATCAGGTTTTGGGGGAGCGCGGCGCCCGGTATGGGACGTTCGCGGAATCGGCGCTCGTCGCCCAGAACGTCAAGGCCGCGATGCGGCACAGCCCAGGCTGGCACAGTCTCCCGGCTGATGGGCGTGAGGCGCTCGAGATGGTGGCGACCAAGATCGCACGCATCCTGTGCGGTGACTGCCTCTACGCCGATTCGTGGCGCGACATCGAGGGATATGCTAAGTTGGTTTCAGATCGGCTGGAGAGCAGCCACAGCACGCTGGAGGATTGATCATGCCCGCATCGAAGAAAACGCCCGAGCGCATCAAGGCTATCATCGAGGGTCTCGAACGCGGCACGCCGCTCACCGTCATCTGTCGCAGCATCGGGTGCGATGACAATACGGTGCGAGATTGGATGGGCGCGGACGCGGAGTTGTCTGGTGCCATCGCCCGCGCGCGCGAGACCGGCTTTGACGCACTGGCTGATCAGGCTCTCGCCCTGATCGACGAGGAGCCGGCGCGCGTCGAGGGTCGCATCGATCCGGGTCACGTCCAGTGGCGCCGGGCGCAGGTCGACACCCGCCTGAAGCTGCTGGCGAAATGGGACCCTAAGCGTTACGGCGATACGTCCAAGCTGGCGCTGACCGGCGCGGACGGTGGTGCCATCAAACATGAGGTCGAGATGGCGTCGCCGCAGACGATGGCGGAGTTGACCCAGGCGCTGCTCAGTGCGGCCAAGGGTGGTGAGAAATAATTTGCGTGGCGTGAAAATAGTTGTTGACCACTAGGGCGAATGGCCCCATAAGAGGACATCAACCACGGGGCGCTGCCCCACCGCACAGGGAACTACCAAGATGTTTACCGTCAAAGTAAAAAACCTCAATGACGCCATTGCGATTGCCGCTGCAAAAATCAAAAACGGTGGCGCATTTTACGCCATTCCCGGTGGCTTTGTTGTGCAGTGGAACGCCAAGTGATCCGCAAAGGCGACAAGGTTCAGATTAAGCCGGAATGGCAGGACGCTGGCGACGACCGCTTCGTGTGGGTCGCCGTTGATGACGAGGAAAAGGGCCGTGTGCAGATCATGCCGCTTGGCACAGGTCTCGCCTTTGCACCGATTGGCACCGTTCGCACGGAATGGCTGGTTGCGTGAGCGACATCGTCGCCTTCTACAACGAGATTGATCCCGCTGCCGCCGCGTGGCTGCGTTGGCTGATCGATCACGGCCACATTGCACCCGGCGTGGTGGACACCCGCTCTATCACGGAGATACAGCCGCATGACCTCGATGGCTTCACCCAAGTCCACTTCTTCGCCGGGATCGGCGGGTGGTCGCACGCCGCTCGCCTCGCCGGATGGCCCGATGACCGACCTCTTTGGACAGGCTCTTGCCCCTGCCAGCCGTTCTCGGTCGCGGGTAAAGGGGCCGGATCTGCTGATGCAAGGCATCTGTGGCCCGACTTTCACCGACTCATCAGTGCCAGACGGCCCGCTGTCGTCATGGGAGAGCAGGTTGCGGGAGCGGCTGGCTATGGTTGGTTCGACGGAGTCGCCGCTGATCTGGCGTCTGAAAACTACGCCAGCCGGTATGTCGATATCCCGTCTTGCGCCGTGGACGCCCCCCACATCCGTCAGCGAGGCTACTGGATCGCTGTGGCCAACGCCGAAAGCCAGCGCGGCGGGCGAGACGAGCCGCAGCGGGGATCGCAAGGACGAGCCGCTGATGGGCGGGCTGATGCGCGGGGCGACGTGGGTGACGCCATCGGCGCGCGACTGGAAGGACAGCGCCGGCATGGCAACACAGGCGGGAGACCGAACGAGGCTCGACCAGTTGCCGCGCCAAATGGTACATTCTGGTCAGACGCCGAATGGCTCACTTGCCACGACGGCAAAGCGCGGCGCGCCCAACCCGGCATTCCCATGCTGGTTGATGGGCTACCCGGCAGAGTGGCTGCTTGGCGCGGTTTCGGCAACGCAATCAATCCGGTCCTTGCGGCGGAAGTGATTGCCGCGTTCCTCGATGTTGGAGACGACCATTGACCAAATGGCAGCGCGTCACGTTCGCGTGCGAGTGCGACCCAGACGGAGACGGCTGGTGCCAGGTGCGCGACATCGACCCGGCGGAATGCGACTGCCTCGGGCCGACGCAGGATGACGTGGAGTATGAAGAACGAGGCGGCGTGCTTTACGGCAGGCGCATTGAGGCGCTGGCCACTGCACAAATAGGGGAGACACCGACATGAAAAAAAGTCAAATGGACTACGAGCTGACCATCGCGAACATCAACATCAGGCACCTGCGCGCAGAGGTGGACGACTGGGCAAGGCGTTATGACATCCAGAACGCTGCCCTCGTTGATCGGGACGCCAAGATCAAGGTGCTGATCGACGCACTGACGCACACCACGCGGGCTATGGCCATTGCGCCAGAGGACAAAGCGCCCTAACTAGGTGCCGTGAACGCGCCATTCATCCCGCCCAAGATGGACGCCCGGCAGGCATCGTTCCTGCTGTGGCAGCGCGACTGGGCGGCGACCGCGCGCCCCAACCAGATACCCGACCTGATCGCGCCAGAGGGCTTTGTCGAGATGGGCTACATGGCGGGGCGCGGCTTCGGCAAGACCCGCGTCGGCGCCGAGTTCTTGGCGCGTCAGGTCTACCTCGACCCGCAGGGCTATGACAGCGCGGTCATCGCGCCCACCTATCAGGACGTGAAGTTCGTCTGCTTCGAAGGCGAATCGGGCCTGCTGTCCGTCATCCCGCCCGAGTTGATCAAGGCGTACAACAAGTCGGACCTCGTCATCGAGATGTACAACGTGGCCGGCGGCGTGTCGTCGATACGCGGGTTCACTGCGGAAAAGCCAGAGCGCCTGCGCGGGCCACAAAATGCCAGACTGTGGTGCGATGAATTAGCCGCGTGGCAGTACGACGACGTGTGGGACATGGCCATGATGGGCCTGCGTCTCGGCCAGAAACCACAGGTGCTGTGGACGACGACGCCCAAGCCGCGAGACCTGGTGCGCCGGCTGACCGCGCCCAAGCCGGGCCGGGTGATCGTCACCGGCTCGACTTACGACAACCGCGCCAACCTGCCCGACGTGTTCTTCGACCAGTTGTCCCAGTACGAGGGAACGACCATTGGCCGTCAGGAGTTGTACGGCGAACTGATCAACCCCGAGGAATCGGGCATCGTTAAGCGCAGCCACTTCAGGCTGTGGGCGCACGACAAGCCGCTGCCGCGCTTTGAGTTGGTGGTGATGAGCCTCGACACCGCCTTCACCGAGGCGACCACCGACAAGCGGTCGGGCGATGCCGACCCGACGGCCTGCACAGTCTGGGGCGTCTTCCAGCACGAAAAGCGCGCCAACGTGATGCTGCTCGACTGCTGGGAGGAGCAACTGGGGCTGCCGGATCTGCTGCGCCGGGTGCGTAAGGAAATGAACGTCAGCTACGGCGATGACGATGACGCGGCCCTGGTCAAACCGCTGTTCGGGTCGAGCAAGCCGCTGACGAGCGGGCGCAAGCCCGACATCTTGCTGATTGAGGACAAGGGTTCCGGCATATCCCTGCGCCAGATGCTTGAGCGCGAGGGCATCGAGGCGTATGCCTATAACCCCGGTCGCGCCGACAAGCTGACGCGGCTGCACATCGTGTCCCCGATCTTCGCGCGTCGCATGGTGTGGCTGCCCGAGAGCAGCAAATATCCGGGCCGGCCACGCAACTGGGTCGACCCGATGCTGGCGCAACTGTGCGCCTACACGGGGCCGGGCAGCGTCAAGCATGATGATTTCGTCGACAGCACCAGCCAAGCGTTGCGCTTGATGATGGACAAGAGGCTCCTTGATAGTATACAGGCCAAGAAAGATGAACCGTCAGGGCCTCCGCCTAAGCCGGTTCGCAATCCGTACGCTAGTTGATTGGAGCGGGCATGGAAGACGATGACGATCTGCCAGAGGACACCATGCTCGATGACGAGGTCGTTGATCTCGGAGACGAGGACGATGACGACGGTGTGATCGATACGCCTGACGGCGGTGCCATCGTCCGGCTCGATGACGACGAGGGCGACCCGCGCTCCGAAGACTTCTACGCCAACCTCGCGCTCGACATGTCCGACAGCGAGTTGTCGGATGTGGCGCAGACGTTCCTCGACCTGATCGGCAAGGACAAGGAAGCGAGAAAAAAACGCGACGAGCAATACGAGGAGGGCCTGCGCCGCACTGGTCTGGGCGATGACGCGCCGGGCGGGGCGCAGTTCCAGGGCGCGACCAAAGTCGTGCACCCGATGCTGACCGAGGCTTGCGTCGACTTCGCGTCACGCGCCATCAAGGAATTGTTTCCGGCATCTGGCCCGGTCAAGGACTTCATCGTCGGCGAGGCCACGGGCGCAAAAGTCAAGAAAGCTCGGCGCAAAACGTCGTTTATGAATTGGCAGTTGACCGTTCAGGCAACCGAGTTCCGCGCCGAGTTGGAGCAACTGCTGACGCAGGTGCCACTGGGTGGCGCGCAGTACATGAAAATCACATGGAACGAGGCGCGCAATCGGCCTGAGTTTCTGTTCGTTGCCATTGACGACATGTACCTGCCGTTCGCGGCGACAAATTTCTACACGGCGCAGCGTAAGACGCACGTCCAGTATCTGACCACGATTGACTACCAGCGCCGCGTCAAGAGCGGCATGTATCGGGACGTGGACCTCGGGCCGGTGACGATGGAGCCAGACTTCAGCGTGGCCGAGAAGGCGAACAACAAGATTGAGGGCCGCACCGAGACATCCTACAACGAGGATGGGCTGC